AGATACTAAATTTTATTGATCATGGAAACACTTATTAAATTATTTAGGAATATTTTTTCAAGAGAGCCATTTTCTCAAGAAATAGTCATTAGAATCTCTTGGGAACAAGTATTGTTTATTCTTTTATTTATAATAGTTGTATTATGGGCAGTACTGAGATAAGAGCGCAAGTGCTATCTATTGTTGAGACATTTGGCATGAAAGGGAAGGTCGTGGCCAAGGCTATGGGAATCACAGAAACCACTTATAATATGAAGAAAGTACCCACAGAGAATGGCCATAGCTTCAACGAAAAAAACCTGAGAGACTTGGTAGAATATATCAAGCAAGAAGCGGAGAAACTGAGAATTAGTAACAAGTAACTAATGATTAACAAAAACTTAAAAGCAATGGAAACAAAAGTAACAGACATAGAAACGCGTAAAAAGCAATTAATAGCCGAGGAAAAGGAGTATTGGATGGTTGTCGGCGGGCTTGGAGTGATCATAGGCCTTGTGGCAGGCTTGGTGCTATGGATAGCGGGGGTAGTGCCTTGGTGGGGTGCCTCGCTGATCCTTGTGGTCACAGTGGCGTATTCCTCCTATACGGATGTGATCGGAAAGCGTTCGGGCGATCGCATACAAGCCATACAGGACGAGGCAGGCTTTGCCGCTCTCAAGCAGCGAGATCAGGAACGGGAGCGAATAAGGAAAGGGGCATTTTGGCTTATTTTTGCAGGAATGTTTGCCTTTGGGTTATACCTATTTAGTCAGTATACCGATGCAGCGCTGGGTATGATCATTGTATTTACATACTTTGGCGTATGCTTCCTTATCGCGAGGTACTTATGGCGAAAACTTTTATAGTGACCAGTGACAAGTGAAAGAGTCCTTTCCTGAATGGAAAGGGCTCTTTATTTTTGCAGTGGTCAGTAGTCAGTGGACAGAGGCTGACAGCTGACAACTAACCACTAATCACTGACAACTGACCACTAATAACTAACACCTATAAAAAATGGCAAAGAAAGTAACGACGGATTTGGTCATCACGATCAATGGGAAGCAAGTATCGGACAGTTTCACGGGGATTTCCAAAGCGGTAAAGGATCTGGAAAAAGACCTAAAAAAACTCACGCCTGGCACGGAAGAATTTAACAATAAAGCAGCTGAGCTAAAGGAGGCTAAGGCACATTTGGAGCGTATAAAGAGTGAGATTCAACAAGCTACAGCGGCGCTTGATCAGGTGACGGGGAGCGCCGAGCGAGCAGGCTCCGCCCTTGAGGCGGCGGGGCGCAAGAGTGAGGGCTTTTGGTTGGGAATAAAGCAGATAGTTACAGGGAACCTGCTTACAAGTTTTCTGGGAACGCTTGCAGGCACGGCTAAGGATTCGGTGGGGGAGCTGTTGGAAATCTCCGATGCGATGACAGGGGTCGAAAAAACCTCAGGGCTTGCCGCTGAGAAGGTACGCGAACTGTGGAATGACTTTGACGAGCTGGACACCCGTACAGGAAAAAAGGAGCTGCTGGATATAGCCCAGATCGGAGGGCGATTGGGGATTACGGACAAGGAGCAGCTCAGGGAATTTACCGAGGAGATAGACAAGATCTATGTCGCCCTTGGGGATTCCTTCCAAGGAGGATTGGAGGCAGTTACCACCAAGGTAGGCAAGCTCAAGAACCTATTCGAAGAAACCAAAAATCAGAACTACGGGGAAGCGCTGAACGCCATAGGCTCGGCGCTGAACGAGCTGGGCGCCAATGGTACGGCCAGCGAAGAGAATATATCCGATTTTGCTACCCGTATAGGACAATTACCCGATGCGCTCAAGCCAACGATCGCGCAAACCTTGGGCTTAGGGGCGGCCTTTGAGGAATCGGGAATCGACGCAGAGATCGCCTCCAGTGGATATTCGCGCTTTATGAGTGTAGCGGGTACCAATGTGGAAGCGTTTGCCAAGCAAATGCGGATGTCGGCAGAGGAAGCCAGGGCGCTCTTTGAGACCAAGCCCGAGGAGTTCTTCTTGCGATTCGCCCAAGCCATGAAGGGATTAGGTGCGGAGGGTACAGCGGAGGTACTCAAGGGCTTAAAGCTGAACACACTGGAAGTACAGAAGGCTATAGGGGCAGCAGGTGCCAATGCAGATCGCTTTCGGGAGATGATGAGCTTGGCAGGGGAAGCGATGGAGGAAGGTACCTCCATACAAGAGGAGTTCAACAAGGTCAATAATAACACCGCAGCCATCTGGGAGAAGATCAAGAAGGTATGGAAGGAAACCTTTACCAGCACTTGGATACAAGGTTTTTTCTCCTATATTATCCAAGCGCTGGGCTGGCTTACTGGGGTTACGAGCAAGGCGGGCGATGGAGTGAAGGTATTCAGGGAGCGCATTGCCTTTTTGCTGAAGACCTTAGGGGTATGTACTGCGGCTGTGGTGAGCTATAAGACAGCGGTGAGCTTGGCCACAATGGCAACCAAAGAAGCATGGCAGCAGTCGCTGCTGTATAATGCAGCGCTGAAGGTCAAGACGGCACTTATGCAGACGGGCAGAGCGACAGCGCTGCTGTTCTCGGCAGTTATACAAGCTCTTTCCTTGAACTTTAAAAAGGCAGGAGAAACCATGCAAGCCTTTAATGCTATTACGAAAGCCAATCCATGGGGATTGATTGCGGCAGCGATAGGGACTGTAGTGACATATATGGTATTATTCAATAGAGAGCAGAAGCAGGCGCTTACAGGACAGAAGTTACACAATGATGCCATCAAGGAAGCCAATGTACAGACCGCGGTGGAGGTGAACCACTTACAGCAGCTATTGGCTGTTGCCAAAGATGTACAGAAGCCATACGAGGAGCGCCGTAGGGCTGTGGCGGAGCTAAACCGATTGGTTCCTGAATACAACGGCAACCTTACAGTAGAGACAGCGCAAACAGAGGAGGCTAAAAAGGCTTTGGATAGGTATGTGGAGAGCCTAAGGGCTGCGGCCAGAGAGAAGTACCTCAAAGCGATTGTGGATCAGAAAGCCGAAGCGCTGGCCAAGGCGGAATATTCGAGCCTTGAGGAGAATATCTCGTGGTATCAGAAGGCATGGAATAGCGTCAAAAGTATGGGGAATATGACTATGGCTGCCCAGAACAATATCGTTAGTTCCTTGGAAAATCGCAGCAAACGTATCAAAAATGCCGAGCAAGAACTCAAGACTGCCACAGATCAACTAATGAAGGAGCAGGCCAAGAAGATAGAGGGCTCCACAGCGAGCACAGATACCCCCGATACGCCCATAGTAGGAAGCAGCGGAGACAAAGAGGGCAAGGGCAAGGCAGCCAAGACAAAAGACTATACCCAAGAGTATGAGGCGGCCAAGCGTGCCCGCTTACAAGCAGAGCAGGAGCTACAGAAGGAGATTGCGCAAGGGCTGGAGGAAAGCCTTGATAAGCAGTTGGCCACCACAGAGCAGAAGTACAACGAGAAGAAGTTCAAACTACAGCAGGAGAATGCCACTCTGGAACAGGAAATCAGCACCCTTGCGGCGGAGAAGAGCAACGATCCTAATCGGGAGAAAGCTATAGCCGAAAAGCGTAAGCTGATGGAGCTCAACAAACAAATAGAGGTAGCCTATGAGCAGCAGAAGGAGCAGGAACTCTCACAAGTCAGGGAGAAATACCACGCCAAGGAGGCCGAGCGCAGGGTCAAGGAACGCAGCAAGGAGATAGAGGCGCTGCGCCGCCAGAAATCCGAGGAAATCATAGAGATACAGAGCTTGGAGGAAGCCAAAAAGCAACTGAGAGAAAACCTATCAGCGGGGGAACTCTCACAGATTAAGACACTTGAGGACGCTAAAAAAGCCCTAAGAGCACAAGCCGAGAAAGAGCTATTGGCACTGAGCCTGAAAAACTTTGAGGAGCAGAAACAGATCCTTATGGGCTACCTCTCCACCCTTACAGGGGAAGCCAAGGAGAAACTGGTCGAGGACATCACCCAGATAGAGGATAAGATAGTCCAAATCAAAGAGAAGCTGGACAACATCAAGAACAACAAGGATACTAAAGAGAAAAATGCCGCAGACAAGGAGCTGGAGAAGGTTGATGTATTGGGATTCTCGGCCAAGGACTGGAAGGATACCTTTTCCAACCTTGATGAGATGAGCAACCGCTTTAAGGCTGTGGATATGGCTGTAGGAGCGATGAATAATGCATTTAACATGTTCTCCCAACTCCAACAGGGGCTCAACCAAAAGGAATTGGCTACCTTTACCAAGAATCAGGAACAGAAGAAAAAAGCCCTACTCAACCAGCTCAACCAAGGGTATATCTCACAGGCGCAATACCAAAAGGAGCTACAGCGCTTGGACGAGGAAGCCGATGCCAAAAAGAAAGAACTTAGTGTAAAGCAGTTCAAAGCGCAAAAGGCAATGAATATGATGAATATTATAGCCAATACAGCAACAGGGATCATGCGCGCTTATTCGGATACGGGACCTATAGCAGGGAGTGTCTTTGCTGCAATTGTAGGGGCTTTAGGGGCTGTACAATTGGGGATTGTAGCCTCTCAGCAGGCGCCAAGCTATGCCAAGGGAGGATATACCAAGGGCTTAGGATTTAAGGACGAAAGCGGGCAGGAGGTAGCCGGAATTGTACACGGGGAGGAGTATGTGGTACCCCAGTGGCTCAAGAAAGATCCCGAAGTGGCGCAAGTGGTGGAATGGCTCGAAGCCAAGCGCTTGGGACAGTCGCCTCAGGGCTATGAAGCAGGAGGCGAGGTGAAGAATACCAAGCAGGAAGCCCCTACAAGTGAGAACAGCGTCCCTGCCGTAGGAGTGCCTACAGGACTTACCGAGGTGCTCTCAAGGCTCAGCACTACCGTAGAGAAGCTCCAAGGAGAAGGTATAGAAGCCTATATCGTAGCCGATGCTAAGGCAGGAAAGGAACTCCGAAGAGCGATCAAGGAGTACGAAGCACTGCGAGAGCGAAACAAGAGATAGTGATTATTAAGGGTTTAAAAAAGTCCTTTCCTATATGGAAGGGGCTTTTTATTTTTGCCTTAGATAGAAAATTAAAAGGTATTGATTCAATGGAAAAAATCTTTGTAACCCTGTGGATCCTCTTTGGTATCTACATCTTAGTCTTAGTAATGATTATGGCCGACCTATGGAGTGGCCTGCGCAAAGCCAAGAATAACGGAGAGATGCGCACCTCGTATGGCTACAAGCGTACCGTAGGGAAGCTCGCCCAGTACTACAATGTGCTAATCGCCCTCACGATAGTAGATAGTATGCAGATGAGTGCTGTGTGGTACTTTGAGCAATATTACGGGAATCAGCTGTGGTTCTTTCCCTTTATGACCCTTGGGGGTGCCTTTTTACTCTGCCTGATAGAGATAAAGAGTATCTATGAGAAGGCCGAGGATAAGGTACGCTTGGACAAAGCTGGCCAAGTGATGGGCAAGATCATCCTTAACCGCGGGGATGTAGAGGAAATAGCTTCTTCCATCAAGGAATATCTTAATGAAAATGATAAAACACCCATAAAAAACGAATAACCATGCCAACACCTAAGTATAAAGTAAGGCCTGACACAGGCGAATTGCAGGAATACCTCTTTGAGTACAACGGGATTTTAGCACTGAAAAACTTCGTAGCACGTGTGGACGGAGAGCGCCTGATCCTACACAGCGCGGAGGATATGAACTTCTCTATCTTGGACGCCTTGGTCAGTGAAGTAGAGATCAATGGAGTTGTATATGACAATGCCGATGCAGCCCAGCAGGCACTACAGCGCTTAACCTTCAATACCAACAGACCCGTGATCATGACCCAGCGCGAGAGAGAACTACTCTTGGGAGCGCTCCAAAGCGGCAACTATGTAGGCACAGCGGCGGATCTGAAATCACTCATTGACGGCAAGGTAGATAAGGAAGCAGGGAAAGGGCTATCCACGAATGACTTTACCAATGCCTACAAGCAGAAGCTGGACACCCTCGAAGATTACGATATAGAGCTGGACGAGAATACCACAGAGTTACGATTCAAGAGGGGAAGTAATGTAGTAAGGCGTATCTCCCTAATGTTCTTGGACGACGAGGGGACGAAGTTGGTGTACAACAAGCCTGAGAAGACCTTAGAGTTAAGGGATAAGCGCAATAACCTTCTTACCAGTATCCCCGTGAGCCACTTTGTCAGCAATATTCCTGATGGGATCGTGGTGCAGAATGGAAAGATTAAGCTCATGGCCGGGAATAATGTTATTTTC